TCCATCCATAACTTATAGAATAGATTCATACCATTTGGTGTAGAAACAATAATAATTTTTGAGGATTTACCAGAGGAGATTACAGGATAGACTGAGTTAAAGAACTCATTGGCAATATTGTTAGGTACGAAAGCGAATTCGTCTAGAAACACAATGTTAAAAGAACCGCCTCGGATTGCAGAGGAGGAAGTCGAGGCAGCGATTACTTTAGACCCGTTCTCTAGTTCTACATTACCCTTGTTCCATGTCACCACGCCTTGTTGGAGCCATTGTGGTAAATTCTCGTATGCCAGTTGGTATTTGGCTAAAATGTCCCTTGCAAGAGAACCTTTGTTTGCCAGAACGGCTACGTTTTGAGAATCGGTAAAGATAGTTGCCCAAAGAAGGTAACCAACTGTTGTGGTAGTTTTACCAACCTGACGAGGACATTTGGTAATAACGAAACGATTATCTTTAAACAGATTAATCATTTCTTCTTGAAAACCCCACATATTAAAATTGATAAGACCTTCGTCTACGTTTACAATCTTAATATAACTTTTACAAAAGTATACTGGATCTTTAGAACACTTTACATATTCTTCAATCTGTTCTTTGGTATATTGATGGTCAACACCTACCTTTTTGAGTAGGGGGTTATCACGGTACGAATCTTTAGTGTTCATGAAAATAGATGTTCAATCTTTATTTTGGCATGAGGTGAATTTTTGTCACCATGATAGTCGGTACCAAAGTGTGTTACGCATGTATCGGAGAAATTATTTAGTGGTAACATACACCTATGACCAAATCCTACAGGAATGTTTACAAACATATTGCCTAGATTGGCTGATTCACGAATACCCCATGAACCTTTTTGGCCAAAAGAAAAATAATCAGAGTTAATATGTTCTTCTACCAATTCTTTATCCATAATAAACATGCCTTGATATGGTTCAGATAAAGAAACGAATTTTTGTCCTTCCACTTCAATGGTTGGTCTGTGTCGTTGATGGTGTGTTGCATCTAACGAATATACATCATCACCACTCTTTTGTACTCGATGTACGGCTGGTATAAAATTTAAATTGTTTCTTTTAAACAGTTCTCTTGTTCTTACCCAATAATCAAATGTCTTTTTCTGCACCTCAATGTTGCCTTCAAGGTATGCAAAGTGTGTATAGTCTGATTCTAGAAACTCCTGCATATACTTTTTGTGTTCCCAAGTATGCCAGTAAGAATCGTGTAACTCCGCAACATGAATTGGTAATGAATCATCAAAATTAACATTGCTGTTAATAATGAGTTTGATGTTTGGTATATCGGATAATGTTTTTATTACTTCTTTGAACCGTTCTAATCTTTCTTCAACATAATAAAAACAAACATTCACCCAAAGTTTCATTCTTTTCCTTTAAGAAGTTTATTAAGTTCAGCAGTAGAACCTACAAAGATGGCCTTATCAATATTGGTGCCAGAATTCTTTTTCTTTTCTTCATCCATATCACGCATTTGTTTTTGTATGTTCAGAAGTTCTTTGTTGGCATCTACCATATTTTTCAATAGAGTACCATAGACTTCAAATGCTCTTGGATGCTGACCTGCTTTGGCAATATTAAGTATTTCTTCCATGGCTTCTTGGCCTTGGTCAATAATACCTTGTAGATTTTCTTTTGATTGTTGATAGGCGTCTGTGAGGTCCTGTTTTAAATCAGGATCATTATATTTTACCGATACCGTAGGAAGTTTTTCTTTTTTAGAATCTTCAATTGGCATCACATCAAAAACATCAGATAAAGTTTTATTCAAGTCATTCATATTTTATTCAGGATATTCGGTTATAATAGTATTTGCAGTCCATGTATTTGCAAAAGAAATATTTGCGTTTGCTGGGCTCGGTCTTATATCTATTTGGACCAATTTTTGTTCTACAGGACTATATGAAGTAAAGACATAATTACCGCTACCGCTTGTAGATTGTATTGGCACGCTCGACACAAAGTTGCCATTAATATTTTTTAATTGCAGTAAGTTATTATTAAACGAAACAACTTTACCTGTTGCAATAGCCAACGGTGCAGAGAAACCTTGATATACTGTTTCACCAATCTGATATGTTCCTACACCAGAATTAAGATTCATTGTGAATTGTATTACATCATCTTCGGTGATTTGGTTATAGATGGATGTAATTGAATGTGTAATTGGTCCGCCTGAATCGGATATTTTACCATAAATGTAACCCTTAACTGTAAAGGTTAATGTCCAAATAATAACACGAGTATCACGCTCAAAATTACCTTCATAGTCAATATCTTGTGATGTTGAATTTAATACAACAGGAACTTCTTTAACGATACCCATTTCAGGTATCATATTAAGTTTCATTGTATAGTCTGGTGTAAAGTATGAAAGAATATGTTCAATAATTTGTGTACCATCTTCAATGTTTCTTACATACAGATACAAATTAAAATCAAAATTATATGGTACTGGATTGTATTGTGAAATTAATCCTGTAGATGTTTGTGCAAACTGTTTAACATTGGTGTTTAATTTTCTAGAGGTATCATAATTAAAACCAAGTAACTCAAACGACATTCTTGGTAATGTAATCTGTGTTTTCTTATCTAAATGTGGATCAGTTTCTAAACGAGAAACATAAGTTTCTTTTGGTGCATACACAATTGGCACAATCATACGCTGTGCTTCAGAGTAATCTGGATTATACCGCACTAAAGTAATATCGTTGAATAGGTTACCAAAACCTACCACATATTTTCTTAACGCACGGTTATAAAATATATTAGCCATTAAATACTACCAAAAGGATTTGTTTCAGCAAAATTCACAATTGAATTTGCATTTTGTTCAATGATATAATTATCATAGGTATCATCTTCTACATTGTCACTTAATGAGTCATATGAAGATAGTCTATACTGTGCATTACTTGTGGCACCAACAATTTTAAGTGAGCCACCTTCAATGAATTCACCGGCAATATTAGAAACTGATAATGTATTGGCTGTAGAAGTATTGGCACCACGAACCCATGATTGCACAATAGCCACGGCAGTTGCATTGGCCTGTGTATTGGCAGTTGATTGATATACAATTTCACCGTATTGATAGTCACCTGTGCCAGCACCAAGATTGAGCTCAATAGTGTATGTTGCCTGAGTGGCAGAATCATCAATATCTCTAACACCAGTAGCAATGAGTTCACTGGAGAACTTGAACTTCTCTAAATGTAATTCATAGAAATATGGTGCTGGTCGACCAAGCATATAGAAGTCTTTATCTTGGTCGGTAAATGTAATCTCATATAATTCACCGGTGCCATTTAAAAATGGAATCCAAATTAAATCACCTTCTCGTGGCCTTTGAAAGGTATTTTGTGGTACTCTTTGAGAAAATGTTCTCTTGGTTAAAAGTACCTTAGTGTGGTTTTTAATCTCAAGACCAAACTTTGAAAAGAATTCTTTTTCACCGGTATAGTTGAGTGCCTCTGAAAGATACATCTCAACAGGAAATGCCGATTGAAACTTTTTAACTGGATCTTCACCAAACAATAAATCACGAGCTGTATCATTATCATTAGGAAGATACATTCCATCAAATCCTTGAATTTTTATGGATTCAACGATAAGGTCTTCCACAAGCCTCTGTTCTTGAAATCGAGAATTATAGTTATTAAAGTATTGTGAAGTAGCCATTGTACCGTTTGCTTAGTTCATCATAAATTCTAAAACGCCGCCATAATTATTTTCCATATCTTTTTCTAAGTCATCAATTTCTTGCATGGCTTCTTCGAAGATTTTATCACCATTCAATACGACACCACCTGGTAATTGTATACCACCAAACTTTTTAAGATTCTCACCCCATTGGCGTTTAATCAAAGCAGTAGCATATCGTTTCAACCAACGGTCATCCCAAACCCGATTATATACATTCGGATTAATAATGGTGTAACAATCAACAATAACTGGTTGGCCAACTGGAGCTTCTTGGTCACCCCATGCCCAATCAGCAAATAATTTTTCTGTGTGCCGCTGATATCGAATTGGAACTTCACCAGTAAATAATTGTTCAAGCATCCTAAGATGCTGCATGGTCATGGTATAGTTGATATAGGATGCTGAAGTGAAGTCATACAACTCATTCAGTCTTAATTGATACCGCAAGTCAAACATATTGATGCTTGATTGAGAATCTTGAAGTGGAAATATACGAGTAACGCCTACAACTTGTGTTGCAGCATTGGCATTATCTCTCACATTACTTAAATCGAGATACCTATTATCGACATCTTCTTGTGTGATTTCGTGAATGTAATATGTTTTCTGTAAACCATCAAAATGGTAGTCTTGAAAATACTGTAATGCATCATCAATCCTATCAGATACTTGGTCTGGATCCACGTTAATTTCAATAACTGGAAAGCCAAGTTTTCGTAGGCAGTAATCTGTAAATTGGTCTCGATTGGTAACTGTTGCCATGTTGTCCTCAACATTAAAGATATCCTGTATTTAGGTAGTGAGGATATTAGTTATTTTTACTGTCGTTATGAAATTACAATTAGTTGCCATTTATTAACCTAGTAAATATCCACCAAAACTTTGTTCTTGATTACTGTTATATGGTGTTCCTGAACCTACATTGACTTGTATATAATCTCCAGCTGCTAAAGTAATAGTCATTGCGCCAGGCCAAGTTCCATAGTTTGTAGAATCACCACCGCCTTGGTTATAACCAATACCAGAACCATTTCTAAAAAACTGCCAAGTCATACGTCCTGTACCAGTATCAGCCATAATTGCTGCATAAAAATAATATGTTCCAGCTATCGGTGCTGTAAAACGCATAGTTGAAGTGTTATAACTACCACTAATATTTACTAAAGCGTTTGGAAATCTAGCAATAGTCCCTGTTAAAGCCCCTGTACCATTAGCTACTGCATGAAAAGCTGGTTGTAAAGGCATTGTCACACGACCATCAGTATCTATACGCATGGTTTCTCGCCAACTTTGAACACCAGTTCGTTGACCAAAAACCATATTAGCTGCGTAAGTAGTACCAGCTGAAACTCCCATGTAAGCGGTTGTTGCGGTGCTTCCGTTATAGGCAATAAAGTCGGTTAAATAACCAGCAACTGTTGATGCAGAAGAATTAGCATTTTTTACTTCTTGTGTACCTGAAGGAGCATAAGGAAATTTTGCAGAAGGTGAATTGCCTGTAGCATACGCTTCAGGATATCCATTATACCAAGATAAAAGTCCTGCAGGATTGGTCTGTTGGTCTACTGAAAATCTAGTATTGGCCCAAGCTGGACTTGTTCTAGCAATCATTATATTTTGACTGCTATCCACCGTCATGGCAGTATTACCATTGGTTTGCAGAGCCAAAGTTCCGGTATTATCAGTAGAATATTTTAATCCTACTGAACCGGATACTACACCATTATCAGCATTTATGAGGCTGGGCATTGTTTACTCTTATGCTGGTTGGTTAGCTTCGGCTTCTGCTTGACGCTCAGCAGCAGATTTGATATCGGCAGCATTTACGATATCTTCTTTGCTACCAGAAATTGTTTCACCAGCAGCCAGCTTACGCTGAACTTCAGCATTAACAATTTCATCAATAGCAATTCTGCAACGCTCATGGACTGCATTATCAATCCAATCTTGTTGAGAATATGCCACAAAGCCTAAAGCTTTATCTTCTGCATCACTTAAAGTAATTGTATAAGTTTTTGACATTTTATTCCTCTTTAAAAAAATTAACCTAGTAAATATCCAAAAAAGTTTGTTTCTTGATTACCGCCGTAATATGTTGATCCATTTGTAACTACTTCTACATCAACAAAATCTCCAACGCTTAAATCAAAAATTGCAGGTAATGTCAAACCAGCATACATTTGTTGAGAAGGCTGATTAAACTCACCATAAAGCCTTCTTGTATCATTTACCCTTAAATAAAAAGTAACATATTGGTTTGTATTTACCCTTAAATACATCTGCAAAAGAAAATTGTATTTACCAGCAACAGGCGCAGTAAACCTATATGTGCTGGTATTAAAATTACTACCAACATTAAATACTGCATTTGAAAATGGTACTGGACTTGTGCTTATGTAAGCCCCATTGTTTACTCGCACATGAAAAGATGGCTGAAACGGCTGTGTTACCCGACCAGAAGAATCAATACGCATCCGTTCTGTATAAGAAGTTCCGGTACCAAAAGTCATATAGCCAGATTGAAGTTGCATAGCTGCACTGGCACTACTAGCGCCATATAAATTACGCAAAGTAGTAATTGTATTGTTACTGTCATCATGGTCAAGTATTGTGCCTGATACACCACCAAGATGCACTTGAGCATTAGCTGTTCCACTTGAAGGAATAATTTGTAATAATTTTCTATCAGCAGTGAAACCTGTTCCTGCAACAGGATTATTTGTTCCAATCCCTACATTACCACCAGTAGTAATTCGCATAGCCTCGGTAGTTCCATTAGTTTGGAACGCCAAGTTACCTGTCGTATCACCTGTGTATACGAGAGAGGTTGTATTGCTTGTGCCTGCGGATATAATACTCATAGTTATTATTTAGCTGATTGTAATTTAATCATTCCAAGGTTCTGTTGCGGGAGTTAATTGTTTGGATATTGGTGCCGGACTTTCAAATAAAGATTCAATGCCTTTTTTTAAAGCTTCAACATCACTTTGGCCAATTTTATCATGCACCCAAGAAAGCACAAGTTCTTCTGTAAGACTATTAAAATCTACAAAATCATTGGCAATTGGATCATTTAAAATAACTTCTTTAAATGATGTAAATGTTTTGTTATTTAATTCACCAGATATGGTGTACCTACATTTTTTGATAACATTGGTAAGCTCATCAATTTGAGTTACTTCAATGTTACTTATTTTTTCTGTAAACGTAATCATATTTTATTCCGTATAAATTATTCAATAGCTTGACGATAAACAGCTACTGTGTAAGCAGAAGAACCTGATGTTCTTTGAATTCTAAAAGCTCCACTACCACCAACAATATTACAAGTAAACGAAGTTGAATTAACACCTGCTGTTGCAAATGAAACACTTGGACCACTTCCATATGCCCAAGAAGCATTACCCGGATTTAATAATGATCCAGTCCAAGCAACTCCTGCTCCGGAATTTGGATACCATTGAAGATATGTATATCCTGAACCAGCAATAGTTATTTTAATTAGACATGGATAATAAGGTATACCAGCAACTTCATTTGCATTGTTATCATTATAGGTAACATTGGCTATTTGATTGGCCACACCATATGAAATATTTCCACTCGTAGTCCATGTATTGGTTGAGTTGAGATAATACCACCGTGGATTTCCATCACCATCAGATAGCACAATGTTGTTACTTGCTGTACGGATGTCCAGACTGCCTTGGTTGCCGTTATATTTACCAAGAATTGTATTCTTAGAGCCAGTGGTCATATTTTCACCAGCTCCAATACCTACAAAAGTATTATATGTACCTGATGTAGCGTTATAACCAGCACCATAACCAACAAACACATTGCTAACACCAGTGGTGTTAAATCCAGACAAAGCACCAACAAAAGTGCAATCACCTCTTGTTGTTCCAAGATAACCAGCTTGATAACCTATTGCTATGTTATAACTACCGGTGGTATTTGAGAATAACGATTCTTTTCCAAGTGCAGAATTATATAGTCCTGTTGTAATAGCTCTAGAAGTATCTTTTCCAACTCCAGTATTTGAACCTCCTGTTCCGGTTCCAACATTTGGACCAGCAGCATAACCTACAAAAGTATTATCAGAAGCTGTTGTTGCACTATAACCAGCATAAGTTCCTATATTCGTATTATTTGTACCAGTCGTATTACTGAGCCCAGCTTGATAACCTAATGCTGTATTATTACTTCCGTTGATGTTTGAATTTAATGCACCATCACCTAAAATAGAATTCGTAGATACATTACCACCACCTTTACCAACAGTTACACCATTGATAACACCATCATTATTATTTGGTCCAGTAAGTCCTGTTGTACCATTAAAGATAATCGTCATTCTTTGTTCCTTAAATTACTATCCAACGAGAATTATCACCCAATGTCACCACAACATTATTTGCTTGTGTGATTGGTCCGACTGAGAACGCATTGTTGCCTGATAGAATAGTTACATTCGATGATATCGTAGCACCTTGCACAATGATTCCGTTATTTGTTACTGTGGTACCTGTAGCTCCTGCTGGACCTGTTGCTCCGGTTGAACCAATTAATCCTGTGGCACCAGTTGGGCCACTTGGTCCGGTTGGGCCTGTAGGTCCTGTTGGTCCGGTAGGACCTGTTGGCCCAAGTAGACCTGTAGCACCAGTTGGGCCTGTTGGTCCTGTTGGACCTACTGGTCCTGTTGGACCTGTAAGACCTGTTGGACCTGTTGGACCAGCCACACCTGTGGCACCAGTTGGTCCTGTTGATCCAGTAGTTCCTGTCGGTCCAGTTGGACCTGTGACGCCTGTAGCACCCACTAATCCTGAAGATGCACCAACCCAAGTTCCATTGGCTGCAATCACTGCTGTGTTGCCAACAGTCAGGCCATTTTTAATTATGAAGTTTGAGTTATTGGTTGCCATTTATTTTATTTTTTTAACAATGTAAATTTCTTAATTGATCTAATGTTGTTGTTTCATCAACTAAATTGGTTATATCTCTTAATCTATTTTTTTCTGCAACGATTGCTGTGGTGTCGGTAGAATTTTCCAAAGCTCGTTGAAACAATACATCTTGTGCTTGTAGTAATGGTTCACGTTCTATTCTTAATCTATTCCTAGTTTCTTCTTTAGCTTTTGTGAAATTTATAATAACATTTTTTTGTGCATTAAGTTCCCAAGAATTAAAAAAATCATAATCATCCCAAGGTAAACTATCATAATCTACCATAATTGCATGACTAGGGCAATCTTTTGCCATAATTTCTTCGTGTGTCATTGTTTCAAGAGCTTGTGGAGCTGGAGTAGTCACAGTCACGTTTCCATTTTCATTTGTAAAAATATATAATTTAGCCATTTTATTTTCCTTAATTATCTAAAAAGCACTGCATGAATTCTTGGACCATTTCCATTATTACCCATGGCTATATAAAATTGAGTAGATGATTCAATAAGAGTAGTTGTTCCAACACTCATCCAAGCATTACCATCGTTGGTTGAGTCATATTTTGCGCCACCTATAACAGTCGCATAGTTGTTATCTGGCATCACGCCCGCCATAATATTTACGGTCCATCTTCCATTAGCTGTATTACTTACACTAGAAAGATTAAAACTAGAACGAAATGATGATCCAGCCCAGCTTCCCCAAGCTCTTGGTAATTGTGTAGTCGATCCTGAATTTGGATATAAATCTCCAATGCCTCGCCAAGCCGACCCCGTTGAAATAGCAATACCTGCAGCTGGATAAACTGTGGGTCCTGCTGGTCCTGTAGGTCCTGTAGGTCCTGTTGGCCCAAGAGGCCCATTTGGTCCTGTAGGTCCAGTAGGTCCTGTTAATCCTGTGGCACCTATTGGTCCTGTTGGTCCAGTTGGGCCTCCTGGTCCTGTTGGTCCTGTAACACCTGTAGCACCTTGTGTGCCTGCTGGGCCTGTAGCACCTTGAGGGCCTGTAGCGCCATTGGGTCCTGTTGGTCCTGTGGGACCTGTTAGACCTGTTGAACCTGTGATACCAGTAGCACCAGTTGGTCCTGTTGGTCCTGTTAAGCCTTGTGGTCCTGTTGATCCAGTAGGTCCTGTTGGTCCAGTAGGACCTGTAACACCAGTAGCACCAATCAATCCTGAAGATGCACCAATCCATGTGCCGTTAGCCGCAATAACATTATGACCGCCAACGCTTAGTCCGTTTTTAACAATAAAGTTTGAGTTATTGGTTGCCATTTATTTTATTGATTGTTCTCTAATATTTCAATACGAGCCTTTAAGCTCTCAATGATTGATTGTTGTTCTTTGACGGCTTCAAGTAATACTGCTGTAACTGATCCATAATCAATACCAAAAGCATCACACCAACCATTTTCTTTGGGTTGCATTTCATGTTCTATGGTCGCTTCTGGTATAACAGATTGCATGTCTTGAGCAATAAAACCAAATTTACGGCCTCCTGCATCAGACATATGTTCTTGAATTTGTAAGTTTGAATTTACGAGGTAGTAGGATACTCCTTGCAATTGTTTGATTACATTTAATGCATTATTAATATTTTCAATTTGAGTTTTTTTACGCCGGTCTGAACTTGTTATTGTTCCATCAACTTGAAGATTACAAGAAAAATCACTACCAGAAGCACCTGGATAACTTGCATATGTAGCATTTGTACCGTGAATTCTCAATGTGCCTTGATTGGTATTTCCTGGCCCACTTGTAGAAGTAACAGTAATTGATGGATTATCAGACCAACCTCGGTCAATCCAAATGCCAGCATGACTGAAACCAACTCCTATTCCTGTTGTTCCTCCAGCTGTTGAACCAGTGGTCCCTACATAATGAGTTAATGCATTACTACCACTTCTATCATAGATACCAAAACGTCCTCCAGAAAAAGCACCACCAGATCCTCCTGAAATTAATTCCCATTGTCTGCCATTTGTTGATTGGCAATTAATTGACATTCCTAATTCACCGTCTGCTTTGGCTATTTGAAATATTTGATTATTATTATAAGTGCCACCACCAATATTAACTCGACCTGCTACATAAGAAGTATCGGAACCACTCAGTAACCAAGGTGAAGCGCCAGTAGCACCTTGTCCTCCAGTCGGTCCTACTGGACCAGTTGAACCTGTAACACCAGTAGCACCAGTAGCACCTTGACCACCAGTTGGTCCTGTCGGACCTGTCGGACCTGTTGGTCCCGTAACACCAGTAGCACCTTGACCGCCAGTTGGTCCAGTAAGGCCAGTTGAGCCTGTTGGGCCTGTTGGACCTCCGTTACCTTGTAAACCTGTTGCACCTGTTGGTCCTGTTGGTCCAGTTGGCCCTGTTGAGCCAGTAGGACCTACAGCACCTGTGGCACCAGATATAGCAGAGGAGATTAGGTTACTTAAATTTGGCATTTATTTTATTTTTATTGTTTTAATTAAATACAATTGTATTATTGTCTATCGACATTTCACCAATCATAGGTGGTTGTGTTTCATTGTTCCACTCAAACTCAATAAATCGATGTGTAGAATCCAATGACAATAAAAAGTCTTTTTGACTTTCTTCAGTAATCAAACCTATTATTTTATTATTTAATATTGTTGCGTAGTATTTCAATCTGATAACCTCTTAAAATAAAATATTACATTTTTTCCGCCTGTACCGTTTATACCTGTCCAGTTAGCATTTGGGTTCATTTCAACAAAGATTTTACCTGCATCACCTGACGATTGAAATGATAAACGTATTCTAAGTGCTGGAGGAGAAACTCCATTAGGAGCATGTCCTGACCCCAACATTGCTGGTATAGCAATTGTGTCCGAAGCATTTGAAGTCGTAGACAGGATGTAAAACGGGACAGAGGCATATTGATTAAAATAGATGCCAGAGCCAGCCGCATAGGTATCTACATACGCATTAACAATCCATGTTCCTGATGGTATGTTTGTGCTGTTGGCAATTTCATACCATGTACCGTTTGTGTAATTTCCTGAAGCATTAAATGTTCTATATGGTCCCGAAACTAATCCTGTTTGGCCCCTGACGGTGCCAGTTGTATCTAAACTGTAACTAGGATTATCAGTACCAATACCTATACTGCCTGCATTATAATACGCATTAGAACCATTCAATAACCAAGGTGAAGCACCGGTTGCACCTTGGCCACCGGTTGGTCCTGTAGGACCGGTTGGTCCCGTAATACCTGTAGCACCTTGACCACCAGTTGAACCTGTTGGGCCTGTAGGTCCTGTCAAACCTGTGGCACCAGCCGGTCCTGTTGGACCAGTCGGACCTGTTGGTCCTGTTAACCCAGTCGGTCCAGTAGGACCTGTAACACCAGTTGCTCCTGTCGGACCTGTGGCTCCCATGGCACCAATCGTTGCAGTGGTTTGCCATGTGTTGCCGTCATAAATTAAATTGATAGTTACTTGACCAACGTTACAAATTAAATCAGAAGCATCACCTTCAATTGTATTTCCGTTACGACCAATTGTAAGATTATTATTAGCCCAATTACCACCATCAGTTACAACAACTGTGGTACCTAAAACTGGTGTTGATGGAAGTGTGAGAGTGAATACACCGCCTACTGTATTGGCAATGTATTGAGAATTAGCAACTGCGTTAGTATTTGATGTGATGTAAATCCATGGTGCAATAATACCTGTGGCACCGGTAGCACCATTTGCACCTGCTGGACCGGTTGCACCGGTTGGTCCATTTGAACCTGTAGGACCTGATGGTCCAGTAAGACCTGTAGCACCTTGTAAACCTGTAGATGCGCCAATCCAAGTGCCGTTAGCCGCAATAACATTATGGCCACCAACACTTAGGCCATTTTTTACGACAAAGTTAGAGCTGTTTGTTGCCAAGGTTCACTTTCCCCAAGGTTGCTTATCTTATATTTATACTGGAATATATTTGTTCAGCCAGTTTAATTCTGTTCTATTTTCGTTTGGTTCATACCATCCGTTACCATTATATACATTGAGTACCGACTGGAAATATTCCTCATACTTCTGTGCTACCACATCCAAACTGAAATTATTTAGTGCAAAGTCCCTACAGGCCTGCGGCTTAATATTACCAATATTCTTGGCAGCCCATGTGAACTGTTCAAAGGTGGTGCACCGATACCCCGTAACACCATGGATGTTGTTCTCCGTAAACGAACCCCAATTCGTTGTTATCGTGGGTGTACCTGAGAATAAACATTCAACCTGAACGCCTCCAAAAGGTTCGGTATATAACGAAGCCACAAAGGCACCTTTGGCATTTGCCATTAGATTTCGTCTAGTTTCCACATCTGCATATCCCAATTCGGTAACATGAGATGGTGTTTCGGTATAACCCATTTGTTTCAATGAATTCTGACCGGCAATAATCAATTTGGCACCAATGGCTTCGGTAGCCTGTACCGCTATGTTTACACCTTTACCCTCATACACACGACCTAGAAATAAAAAGTAATCATCTTTCTTATCGTTGTATGTAAAATCTTCAGGATCAAAATAGTTTGGAATTACTGTGTCGTACCAATCTTGTTTACAGGTACCAACAGATTCTAAACCATAGTATGCGTGATAGATGGCATACGATTCAAAGATTTTAAATCGAGCCCAATGACCACCTGCATACCCAATTCCTGGTTCAACACAAATCATATCTGGATGTGCATCACAAACTGGTCGTGTGCCTGCACCCCAAAATGGAAGAATAAAATCATTCTTTTGTTTACGCTTACCTACTTCACGAATTGCATTGGCGTAAAATGTTTTGTATGCGTGGTCGTTGGTGTCAAACTTAAAGAAGTTCTTTCGCCAATCATAGTTACCATAAGCAATCTTCAAGTCATCATTGGTGATAACTGTAACGTGTTCTGTGCATGGTAAATCCGATTCTTCATGGCCATAGTGAATCACTTCATGACCACGAGCCGTCATCATTTTACCAAATTTATAAACCTTCTGAGTATAGGCACACGCATTGTATTCTTTAGATGTAACGGTATGCGGAAGGCCGAGAATATGATACCTATGTTTCATACCCATTTCGGCCCCTCAAACCATACTGCCAAACTATATCGTGTACCTTTAGTTACAGGTAGAGCCGCATGAGGTATAAACGATGGCAAAAAGATTGCTGTGCCTTGTGTTCTCATTTCTTCTTTATTTGGATAATCAGTCAAGTCATACATTTCAAAATCACCACCTTCATATGTAGATGGGTCTGTTAGTTGAATCACACAGGTTAGTTTACGATGGTAGTTATCATTGTTAACCCAAAAGACATCATGGTGTTTTTTATATTCACCAGAATAACTTTCATCATATTCCGCTAGTTGAATGAATGACAGATTGGTAATGTGAAAATTAAACCAATCACGATTGGCTTGCATACCCATCAACCATAGTTCATTGAATAACCATTGAAACTGTGGATGATTGTTTTGTTGAATAAAACGAATTTTTGATTTACGATGGTCACCTGCATCACGTTCATTCATACCACCCACACCAAGTTTGGCGTCTTGTGCCGGTAATTGTAAACCATCTTCTAATATCTTACTGCATTGTTCAGGCGTAAAATAATTTCTAAAATAACACCATTCACCTCTCATAATAACCTCACTTGTAAATTATATAAAATATTTATACTACAAAAAAGAAGTGCCAGCAAGCTGGCACCCTTTATAAATTAACAAAACAAATTAGTTAGACCAAGGCAAATCTGTCTGTGTCTGTAAACTATTTTGTTGGTCAATTCTTTCTTCCATTTTTTGTTGCAATTCCTCAACATCAATAGTAGCTTCAATCCAAGACACAACATCTGTTTCTTTTAAATCTTCCCAACTTACAAAAGAATTTTCTTGATTAAAAATCACTGGTATAGAAACTAGTTGTTGTATGTCAATATTATTTTTTTCAGCATGAGCTATTGCATAAGCTCCATAAATAATTTTAGTGTTATTTCCATACCGTTCTGTGTTTTGAGCCACAAATTCATCTGGCATAACATCCAATTTTTTCACTTTAAAATAAAACTTATCTAAAGCCATTTATATCTCCTAAGCATTTGCAACTGTTGTTATTGTTCCAGAAGAACCTCTATATTTCAAAGCTCCGTTTTCAACAAATAGATAACCGCCGATTGGATTTGTTGGTGGCGGTGGCCCGCCGGATGGGCTTGAAAAATAAGTATTTGCTGTGTTATCCATTCTTATACCGCCAGAGAGGTCTAAAGCATCGTAACGATAATTTGTGGATGAAGAAATAGTTCTACCAGATGATGTACCATATGGTTCTAAATCAGGAGTGAATGCTTTTATTGATGTAGAACCATCATACCCAACAGGAATTTGATACCGAACAGCATCACTGCCACGACCATAAGTTACTCGGTAGTTATAGAACCACGCTGTGGAGCCAGTGTAAACACCCCAATTATATAACAAACTTCCTGCTGTCCATGTTGGACTGTTTGTTCTACCTGCAATAAATCCATTAACGTACCATGCTAAGGTTGGAGTGCCACCCGGAGCTGGATCATAAACAGCAGCTAAGTGGTACCATTTTCCAGCTAGTGGGAAATATTGATTATATCCTGATGTATCCGTAGTATTATAGGTCATTTGAGAATTTCTAGCCAAAGATCCTCTCAAAGCATCCGATACGTTTGGCGATAAAATGGGACTATCATTAATTTTTACGTTAGTATATAATGGGAATTCTCCTCTGATGTATGTAGTTCCTTCTACTGTTAAATCTCCTGTATTTAAAGCAGTTATCAAAGGAATGCTTTGATACAAATTTGAACTGCAAATCCAAGATTCAACTGTCCAAGAATTTGAGGTATTAGCTAAATCCCAATTTTGATTTGTTATATAAAATCCTCCGGCACTTGCTGAACCAGTAAATGGATCACCACCAAGCCTGAAACTTCTTGCGTGAGCAGGAGCTCCTGGAGGTACAATTGTTTGATTACCTACGACAAATCCAGTAGTGGTATTAAAACCAGTATTTGCTCCAGTTACGTTTGGTGAATCATTTTGTATGGTTAAATTGTTTGCTGTAATTAATACGGCTACATTGGCAATCTTCGGGTCCTCATTATATACATTTCCTGCAGCGACCCGAATTTTTTGAGATGAATATAATGTATTTGCGGTATGAGTATTGGCATATGATGTACCACTGGTACCCATAATGTTATTTGCATACATGTAATTTGAATTTATACCACCAACGACACCCAAATTAAAGGTTGTCAACGTGCTATTATCATTGTTGAATTTATCGCCACCAGGAGTGGCCAATTGAGCGTTATAACCAATATTTCTGTCAACACCTTGGCCAAAATTAGCAGCACCTTGAACACTAGAGAATCCCATACTATATTGGCTTTCTTTTTGAGTGGTAGCACCAATAATAGTATTGATATCGAACGCTCTAAGGTTTATACCACCTGATCCACCACCAACATAAGAAGTACTTGATTGCAAAGAACTGCTTGATACTGTACTAACCCAAGATGGAACGCCAGCACTAACGTCATTAATTGTAGCATAATCAACCAATGATTCTGCGGTACTAATAATTGCTCCAGTAAAATCAGTGTTTCCGTATTTTATTGCTGATAAATTAGTGATAATTCTATTATTTGCAGCGTCAATACCATTAACTTGTGTTAAAACTCCATCAACATAAATTTGTGGAAGATTATTTGCAGATCCTAATGGCGAAATTCTTGGGCCACTGGAGAAGTTATTAATTTTTATTAATTCATTAATAACATCCGATGTTGTGGTTAAAGTTACAACGTTAGTTGGAATTACAAGTCGTTGGTCTTTGTTTTCAATCTCATACTGCCAAGTAGGTCTACTATAGGTTGTATTTGAATTATAGAAAGTACCGCCTTGCCAAACAGTCATAATGTTTGAAGCAATCCAGTTACCTTCAGTCCAACCGGTGCCAACGCCACTAGAACTGCTAATATAAAGTCCTGTATTTCCTTGATTTACGGTACGACATGCTAGGTTTGCGGCTGATCCGGCATTAACACCTACAGTGCTATAATGGATATAGAAAAAGGAATTATTTTGTTTAACTAAATCGTAAACTTCTGGTGTTAAATTGATAAGTTTGATCGGTTGCGCTGAACTGGAAGTTATGGTATCAAGTAAAACACCGTTTGTTGCACGAACAGGTGTATACGTTCCTGTGTTAGCTGCATCAAGATATTTTGTGCTAACTACAGTAGGATAAATTACAACGTTGGCTGTAGTGCTTTGTGATGCAACAACGCCTAAGTTTTTATAATTTTCAACTTTCGCTAATTTTCCAGTAGAAACTAACCGATTGTTTAATGTATCACCATACATTTTTAACGTTGGACCAACATCTACCAAAGCAGAAGTGGTTGGTGGATTATAAACTTGTAGTGGTGTTGTTGTAGTTACAATAGATGTTAGATTTGCATCACCAATCCAAACTTTTGAGTTTGCAGAATCATAAACTCTAACTTTTTCTTTAATTGACGAAACAGTATTTGCAACAGCAACAGAAGAATTAGCAATTAAAATTTCATTGTAATCACTTGACGAAAGAGTTACTACTGTTCCTGCTGGTTTTTCAATAAGAATTTGATACGCACCAATTTTTTGGTTTCCTGCAGTGGCATTTGTTGTATTTAAAAATATTGCAGATGGATTTAAATAACCTTTTCCAGATATATTTGTTAAAAAGTTATGATGAATTGGTCGTCCAGTTATTTCACCAACAAGTTGTGTTGTTGTTAGTGTTGTATTTGAAGTATACATTGGCTGAACAATTTCATTTTTAAAGAATATTGTTTTACCCTCTGCGGTTTTGGTTGAGTTAGCAATGCTCACACTATATCCGGTTCCACCATTATCAGCTCTATCAAGGTTGTTGGCTGGAGTAAATGCTGAACTGCCACCAAAATTACTTAAATTAAAACGTGTCCAGTCGGTAGCAGCTTGACCACCAAGAGCTGAAGGTGCAGCTGATACAGTCAATGGAATAGTAAAGGTGTCCATAATACTGTTATTAGCACCAGCAATAAATTTAATTGTAATTCTATCTCCTGCCACCAGATTATCAAGTTCTTGAACCCATCTTGCAGGCAGACTAGATTGGTTCCTACGGTTGAAAATTAAAGCCATTAACTGAGTTCTTACACCGCTAAGTCCAAAAGATTCATAAGATGTACCAGGATTTATACTATAACCAACAACGTCAATATAGTTATTGGAGTTGGCTTGGTATGAGGAAGTTAAATTATTGGCATCTAAAATTAATGAACCGGAGAATGTTATATTAGAAGAAGGAACATATTCAACGGCTGTAGGTGTGCCAAGAGTAATGAAATTATCAGAAGTTGGTGCAACGGCTACAGTATTAGCTGCACTACCACCACCACCGCTAACAACTAGGTTACCCGAACCAAGAACAGAACTTCCATTAATAGTTTTAATGTTTGTTCCAGATACTAAGAGGTCTTGTTTATTGTTGGCTGCATTGAAAGCACCAGCAGCTAAACCGTTAGCACCATTAGCAGTATTATATGCACCAGCAGCTAAACCGTTAGCACCATTAGCAGTATTATATGCACCAGCAGCTAAACCGTTAGCACCATTGGCTGTGTTATAAACATCAGAAACCCTATCATTTCTAGCAAGGATTATGCCTCCTGCTGTGGATCCATCACCAACAGTAACAGTTTTCTTTTGTGTATCAACAAACAACTCACCTGATGCAGGTGTATTTGCAGTAATCTCTGCTGTTGTTCCACGTCTTAGTTGTAGTGTTTTTGGCATTTCTTCTATTCCTTATTGAATAACTCTTTTATTTATGTGTTTTAAATGTTCAAATCTTCGGATCCATCACCAACATTTAAATCTTCTGAACCACTTTGTGACATTAAATCACCTTCTAAATTTAATCCGAGTTGTCTAGCAATAATACTGGTGCGAACAAAGTCAAATGTAGTAGAGGTATTGGCTGGACTAACTGTAAGATTTACAACACCAGCGGCCAAAGATCCAGATACCGTATACAAACTTGTGTTGGATCCAATGGTACCATACTCAGAAATATACACATCAGTATCGTTGTGTGTTAATATAATTTCTGTTGAGTGAACATCAGTACCATTTAAACCTTGAATGATATATTTTGCTGTTCTGTAAACTGTAGCATTAAAAGAATCTAATACTTGGTCTGCTGTATTTGCAACCAATGCAGCTGTGTTATTATAGAAAGCACTCTGTTCAGGTAAACTAATAATACCATTGGCATATAAAGTTACTTCTCTTGTGCCATTTATTAATTGATTTAATGATATTGTATTTGCTTTGTCATAAGCAGATTGTGCTAAGCCGTTGGCACCGTTGGCCGTATTATAAGCTGACTGAGCAAAATTGTTAACAGCCGTAATATTGGTATTTTGTGTTGAATCAACAGATGCTTGGTCACGACCACCAATCGTTACTGTCGTAGCAATTAGATTACCTTTTACATAATTAGCATTGACATTGGCTTTTCTAAATGAAGCGTCAGCAATATTGATGTTGTTATTACCACTAACTTCAGGTGTATAACCTTCAAAGAAGTACCATTCTTTTACTGTTGATTCACGGAACAAACCAGTATGAGCATTGGCACCATCATTATAACTTCCAGCAAAACCAATGTCTAACAAATCAGTTGTATAGTTTCCTGCTGCCAATAGAATCATTGGGTCAACAACTTCTAATGTTTGTGTACCAAATGAAGTTGTGTTACCCAAAACATACAAGTTACCAGTAACAGTTAAGTCATTGTTAGCGGTAATGATAACATCACCGTTAATATTACCACCAGAAGAACTAAATTTGGTATTAGCCTCATTATAAGCACCTTGAGCAAGACCATTAGCACCGTTGGCAGTATTGAATGCTGACTGTGCAAATCCATTTACTGCTGTAATGTTGCTTGCATTTGTGTTAGCTGCATTATAAGCACCTTGGGCTAAACCATTTGCACCATTGGCAGTAGCATAGGCCGACTGTGCATAACCATTAACTTGTGTTACAGTTGTTGCTGCTGTATTGGCTTGGTTAAAAGCACCTTGTGCTAGACCATTTGCGCCTTGAGCAGTAGTTGTTGCTGTGTTTGCTTGATTATAGGCTGAAGCCGCAAAATTATTTACGGCTGTGATATTTGTATTTTGTGCAAGGTCAACACCTTGAATAACAGCAATACTGCCTGCATTGGTATTGGCAGCGTTGAAAGCACCTTGTGCTAGACCATTGGCACCGTTGGCTGTGTTAAAAGCACCAGCAGCAAAACCATTTACAGCAGTAATGTTTGTATTTTGTGTGGTGTTAATACCTTGTAATATAGAAACATTACTATTTAACTGACCTCTAGTAATGATATATGTACCACCAACAGTTGTACCATCATGAACTACTACTGTTTTTTGGTCGGTATCAACGGTAACCTCAGCAACCGCACCAGTAAATATGGCGGTCTGTGCGGTATTACCCCGTCTTAATTGTAATTGAGTGGCCATCGTTATTTTACCCTAAAATATTCGTTTTATCTTGTATTTATTCAACTCAAATAACCATAATCAAAGGTGTTGGTCGTAGCATCCAAGTCAAAACCTGCATCAAAAAATGCTGTTGCCGGTTCAGAAACGAATCCTAAATCACCAGTTGGAACACCTTCTGTTTTTCTGGCTATTACATGGCGTAAGAATGATACTGTGGTTTGGCCCGTGCTTGGAGTAGCAATAACGTTTACTAATCCAGAGGATACATTGGCACTAAATGTTGCCAGAGGACCTGAATTGTAGGTATCTCCAAACGAAGCAACATTGGCACCACCACCATAACTAACTACGCTTAAGTTAACAACATGAAAACTTCCACCAGACTCCATCTGAACCTGATAGAAGGCACCACGATACAAACCCGTTGAGAACGAATCCAAAACGACAGCATTTGTACCAAAAAGCTCTTTTGTATTAGCGGAAAAATTATTATTTGCCGTTACATTGAGAGCCGTAACTTTTAATGTTCCTGTTGATGGAACATATGTTAAATTATTATTAGATGTGAAAAGTGTATTAGCTGCACCAGAAGTTTTATCGGTAAAGTTAATGAATCTTTCAGCCGTATTGGCTGTATCATTACTAATTACTAATGAACCACCACCGCTACCTGGAATTGTATTTGCATAATTATAGGCAGACTGTGCTAAATCGATGGCCGCATTGGCTCTATTATAGGCACCATTGGCCGTATCTCTAGCATATTGGTCTGTGCCAGAACCACCAGCAGAATTAATTGTAATCGATTTACCGATTGTGTCTGTCGATATGGTAATATTATTACCAGGAAGTATCGAAAGGGTATCAGTAGGTGATGTAGCAAGAATTAAAGAACTGTTTGCATTGATAGTTGCAAACGAATCTGTTGTAGTACCACTTTGAATATAAGTGATAGAACTATTTGCGGCTTTATAATACAGTTTTCCATCGGCATAGTTTAACGCCAACTCACCAAATGCTAGTGAGCTAGGTACATTACCTGTTGCGCCTGATTTTCTTACCTGTAGTGTTGTATTTGCCATTTAATTAAAAACTTCCGCCGTCCTTTATTACATCTTCTGTGATGGGTAAAACAGAAGCTTCTTCTATTACCTCTACCACCTTATTTTTTTCTTCATCAATCTTCTTACGCTTGGCAGGAGTTAGTTGCAAATATTCGATTCGGTCACTTAATTCTTTAAGTTTTAATTCATATTCATCACGAGTTTTTTTATGGCTCTCTCGTTCTTTTACCAATTCAGTTCTAAAGGTATCAACATGAGTTACTTGATGTTTAATACTTTCATATTCAGACTTTAACCGATTTGCTTCATTCAAATCAGATTGTAATCTGGTAATTACTCCAGCGTTTGTCTTAACCTGATTTTCCAATTCATTAATTTTAGAATTTTCAGAACTACTTTTACTACTTTTTAATTCGTCTAATTCTTCTGATAATTCTTTTATTGTGGCTTCTTGTTCAGCAATTATATCATTGGCTAATTGTATATTGGCCTGATACGAAATAGATTTAACCACCAAATCACCGAAAGTACCATTCAACAATTTATTATAATGTGTTTGGTACTTCTCTGTCATATTTTCACTCATTTCAAACTCCTATTATTAAACAATTACAAAGGTATTAGAAACTGCCTCCGTCTAATGCGTATGTATACTTAAACTCTTTTGTTGATTGGTTATATAGTGCCAATCCCAAATCATTACTTTCATCTGTGCTAACAGAATAACGAACTGGATTAACAAAGAATCCAGAAGTTGCTGAACTAAAGTTAACACCAGAAGCATTCAAGATAATACTATTTGCTGCGGCTGATTCAAAGCCGGCAAATTTACCAATTGCGATAGTATTGACACCAATTGCAGTTGTGTTGCCTTTACCAGCTTGAGTACCAATTGCAATAGAATCAGCACCTGCACTACCACCAGTATCATAACCTAAGGCAATCGCATATTGGCCTTGAGCAGAACCAGAAGAATTACCGATTGCGATACCATATGCACCTTGATTAGAGATACCAGCGTTGATACCGATTGCAACAGCAGTTGTGCCTTGGTTAACATTACCTGCACCAT